TTCTGGATTACTTGATGTGGCGCTTGCTGGTGGTTATGTGGTTAAACCTAGTAATGGTTGGTACCAGAAAGTCGATAAAGAAACAGGCGAAATGTTAGGTAGTAAAGTTCGTCAGAAAGAAACTCTAAGCGCTGACTTCTGGGAACCTATTTTTGAAACAACAGACTTTGCGAAATTCCTTGAAAAAACTTATAAAATAGGTTATAATAGTGAAGTTGATCCAGAAAAGATATTAGAAGAGGTATAGATGAAAGAACTTGATTTTGATAAACCGAACGAGCATATTGATTACAAACTCGTTCCTGCTGTCGATAACGACGGCACTCAAGTGTGGAACTGTATGTTTCTACGCGAACCGTTCGATGGTATAACAGTTCGTTTTGGAAACATCCAGTACAACGGTGAAGAAGGTAATCTTAGTTTTAATTTTGATATTGTAGATGGCGAAGGTTCTACCGAAGACGTCGCACTACAAGAATTCGCGACAGATGTTCTAGAAGACATTCTAGTCGCAGCATATAGTAATGGCTCGTTGAATACTAAGGAATCAAATGGAAATCAATCTGGAACAGACGATTCTACGGAATCTACTGACTAACGATGATTTTACTCGTAAGGTGGCTGCGTTCTTACAGCCAGACTACTTTGAAGGCGTCTACAAGGCGCTCTTCAAAGAGTTTACGAAGTATATCGCAAAATACAATAAACTCCCTACCAAAGAAGCATTTAAGATTGAGATAGATGAAGGTGATCGTCTGACTGATGAACAGTATCGTCATGCGATGGAAATCTTTCCTAATATCTTTACTTTCGAGAAAGAAGATCTTAAATGGTTACTAGACCGTACTGAAAAGTGGTGTCAAGACCGTGCGGTGTTTAATGCTGTTATGGAATCTATTCAGATCATTGACGGTAAACACGACGCGTTAAGTAAGAATGCGATCCCTGACGTACTTTCTAAGGCGTTATCTGTATCGTTTGATACTAACATCGGTCACGATTACTTAGAGAACGTAGACGAACGTTTTGACTTCTATCACTTAGATGAAGAGAAGATGCCATTCGACCTTGATTACTTCAATAGAATTACTAAAGGTGGTCTACCGAATAAAACGTTAAACATTGCGCTTGCTGGTACGGGTGTGGGTAAATCGTTATTCATGTGTCATATGGGTGCTGCTGCTCTTACTGAAGGTAAGAATGTACTGTATATCACTATGGAAATGTCAGAAGAACGTATCGCAGAACGTATCGATGCGAACTTATTAAATGTTCCAATTGATCAACTAGAACATATGTCTAAGGATATGTTCACTGACCGTGTAGGTAAGTTGGCAAGTAAAACAAACGGCAAGTTGATTATCAAAGAGTATCCTACTGGTGCTGCTCATGCGAATCACTTCCGTGCGTTATTGAATGAATTGAAACTGAAGAAGAACTTTATTCCTGATGTTATCTTTGTTGATTATCTGAATATCTGTTCTAGTTCTCGTATGAAGGGGATGGGTGGTGCGATTAACTCGTATTCTTATATTAAGTCAATCGCTGAAGAGTTACGTGGACTTGCGGTCGAATTCGACGTGCCGTTGGTGTCAGCAACTCAGACGACGCGCTCTGGTTACAATAATGATGATGTTGGGTTGGAAGATACGTCCGAGTCTTTTGGATTACCCGCTACAGCAGACTTCATGTTCGCGCTCGTGTCAAACGATGAACTCAAAGCAAACGGACAAATACTTGTCAAACAGTTAAAAAACAGGTATAATGATCCTGGCATGAACCAACGGTTTGTTGTTGGTGTTGATCGTAGTAAGATGAGATTATATGATGTAGACCAAAATGATTCTCCACTAAATAAAGAAGAAGACAATGGTCCAGCATTCGATAACTCTAAATCAGGTGGTCGATTAGCTGCTGAGAAGTTCTCAAATTTTAAACTATAAGGAGAATCTTATGGATTCGACTACACATACGCTAATCGCGCTTGGTTTACTTGCTGTTGCTTATTATATTGGAAGATACTTTGGATATAAAACTGGACATCAAGATGGTATCGCAAGTGGTGTCCATTACTTAATTGAATATGGTGCTTGTACTGAAGAGGATATAAAACGTGCTAATGAAAAATGGGATAGAGAAGAAGACGACATTTAATGTTCCCGTAATTGAAGTTGAAGATGGTGAACTTGCCTTAGAATTTTCTGATGAACTTATGGAATCACTCGATTTAAGTATCGGTGACACTATAGAATTCAAATTAGAAAATGTTAAAGGTGATTTCTTAATGAAGGTCGTAAAGGCATGAGTGAAATAACAATTCGTAATAAAGAGTTCTTGAAGGTACTCAACGGTTTCTCGGATGAGTTACTGTCAAAACCTTCTTATAATAATGAGAAGTACTGGACTTATCGTGACTTGGAGGATATCGATAAGGGTGAGTACTTCTGTTCCCGTGATTACTTAAATGAGTGTTTAGATCGTGTCCAGTTAGTTGGTCCGCCAGATCGTTACTTCGCTCAACCTATCTCTAAGATGGTACGTGAAGAACCCGAACTATGGAGTGACTTTATGCAGAAAGTGAAGTATGACTTTGCTTCTGAAATTGGTGCGCATACTTCTGCTTTACTATCATACTATCCACCGAAAGGTTTCGTTGGTTGGCATACTAACTTTGACGCTAGCGCATATCAGATTCTATTTACTTGGTCTGAAACTGGTGATGGATATTTCAAATACTATGATAAAGAGAAAGATGAGATTGTAACTATTCAGGACAAACCTGGATGGCAATGTCGTCATTACTACTTTGGTGCTGGTCAAGAAGAAGACCTACACTGTTGGCATTCAGCATATGCTGGTTGTCAACGTATCACACTAGCATACAAGTTTGTTAATGGTGGTAGTGTGAATAACCCTGAAGATGCGCAAGCGCGTTTAATGAGAGATATGTTAATTGAGGAGATTGAAAATGATTAATTTAAACCCAACTGAAAAGAAAGCAGTCGCAGCAGCAATTCAAGAGATGTCGGACTCTATGGTACGCATTGAAGCGGAACGTGAACTGATGAAAGATATTGTGGACGTGACTAACGAGAAGTATGGTGTTGAAAAGAAACACTTTAAAAAACTTGCTAATATATTCCATAAACGTAACATGGATGAAGTACGTGGAGAACACGAAACACTTGAGAATCTTTATGAGGAATTATTTAAAGAATGATTAAATTAGATCCTAATGTCCAAAATGTAATTGATAAATATAAGTCTCGCGCAGAAGTCGGTTTCGAGAAATACGGTACTGACACAACACGAGACGATCTAAACCTCTTAGATTGGTTAACTCACTTACAAGAAGAATTAATGGACGCAACGATATACGTTGAACGTCTTAAAAAAGATATTACGGAGAACTAATGTTACTAACAAGCGGATGTAGTTTTGTCTGGGGAGACGAACTAGACGGTTTCGATAATAACCCACCTACCCACCAACACTTAACGTTTACCCATTTACTTGCTGAAAAAATGGGTATGCCTTATGTGAATCAAGGTTTGTGTGGTTCTTGTAACGAAAGAATATTCCGCGACTTAATAACATATTTAAGTGATCCTACTAAAACCAAGCCGACTCATATGGTAGTCATGTGGTCGGCTTGGCAACGTGATGAAGTAGCAGAACCTATGTCCGAAAGTCGTGAAGAACAATTATGTCTTAATAGACCACACGGATTCACTCAATTTTCGTCAGAAAGAACTCAAAACCTATCTAACTATAACAGAACTACTAGAGCACGTAGAGAGTTATTATCGCAATACTATGATACTTGTTATGATTCCAGAACGGCTATTATGGATGGTATCACTAGAATGAAAACTATTCAACTCCTTGCCGATTCACTAGGTATAAAGTTGATTCAGGGTGTATTCCATAATCGTGCGTGGAATAATATCCTAGCGACGTTGAAGGAAACAGATATCCCTCAATACAATAAGTTACTGTTGGATTCTATAAGTTCTCTACATAAAACTTCTCGTGTAGGAATAGGTAGATACAAAGATTTGTATACTTTAACTGAAGAATTAGGTGACATAAAACCATTTGGTCATCCTGGCGAAAAGACTCAAGTCGTATTCGCTGATATGTTAGAGACTATATTCAAAGAAGAATTTTAGTATAAATAGATACACTAATAAAGAAAAAGAATTCCATTATGAAATCATTTAATACATTTTTACAAGAGTCATTTTCTCTTGAAGAATCTAGTATGTTACTAGAGAAACTAATCACCTTTGGTGGACAAGCATACCCTAAGTTCGGTAACATTGTTATCATGGCAGGTGGTGCTGGTTCTGGTAAAGGTTTCGTTAAAGATAAACTAGTTGGCATAGAAGGTAAAGTATTCGACGTCGATGAGTTGAAATCACTTGCTTCTAAAACGCCAGTCATCGTTAAACGTATCAAAGATGAAATGGGTGTTGACTTACCTGAGTTAGCGAAGAATCTCAAAAACCCTGATAACGTTGGTAAGTTACACGGTATCATGGGTGACTATTTGAAGTTAGATTCACGTGTTAAGAAATCTATGTACACGTCTATCATCGCAGCTGCTCCTGACCGTAAACCTAACATCATCTTTGACGTAACGTTGAAAGACTTACAGAAACTAGAGAAGATCGCACGTGACGCGTCTATGTTGGGTTATGATAAGAAGAATATCCATATCGTATGGGTGGTTAACGATATCGAAGTTGCCAAGAAACAGAATAAAGAACGCGACCGTGTTGTACCATCGGAGATCCTAGTGAACACGCACCGTGGTGCTGCGAATACTATGGGTGATATACTTAACATGGGTAAACGTCTATCTAAGTACATGGACGGTGATATCGCATTCGCATTCAATAAGATTGGCGTTGACGCAAACCTTGCTAAGTCTGATAAAGGTGGTAAGAAAATCGGTATGAAGGGTAACACTAAAGGTGGTTCATTCATCAAAGACGCAAACTACTTCTACGTGAAACGTAAAGGTAAACCGCCTACACCTGTAGATAAACTAGATAAAGAAATTCGTATGAAAATATCTAATTATGTACCGAAAGGTGTTGACTGGAACTAATAAAGGATCTCACTTCGGTGAGATTTTTTTTATCTTTTTTTCAAAATAAGTGTTGCCTTTATTTTTAAAACATGTATAATGTAGTTATTGAATTGAGAAAGAGAGAATATATTATGAAAAATGAACAATTGAAATACCTAGCGAAATCTATCCAAACATCTACTGATCTTATAACATGGCAGATAAACAACGACAACGTTAACGCTGATGCTGAAATGTTAAACATTCACAATCAATCATTAAATGAAAAAGTAAACCTATATGTAAAAGTGAGTAAAGGTGAATACCTAACTCGGTTTGAAGATGCGTGTCTAACAGGCATAGTTCAAGGTATGAAATCGATTGAAAAGGAAATGTCTTTATGACGAAAAAAATTATATCATACATCATATCGGTCGCTATCATCATGGTGGCCGTTAATCAAAGAATAGAGAATGGTGTTGCTGAATGGTACTTAGTGTTCGGCACAATATTCGCTATGTTGTATCTTTCACGAGATACTATTTACTATACACAACACTACAAACACCAAAAACGATTATGGAGTTCTAAACGATGAGTGGATTAGATTTACAATTCAACCCTACTGTTATGAAAATGTTGACATTATATAAACAATACGATAATATTATGCGTGAACAGAATGAAAAGAGGAAACAGAATGAAAAATCTACTAATCGTAATACTGGTTTGTGTGGTTACCATATGGACAGTTCAAACCGTTCACAGTAAAGAAGTTTATTCTGAGGAAGAATGCCTTGCGTTGAATGTCTACCATGAAGCGCGAGGTGAATCAGACGCTGGTCAGTATGCGGTTGCTGATGTTGTGTTAAATCGTGTGGATTCTAAACATTACCCAGATTCAATATGTGGAGTCGTCTTTGATTCTAAACGTTGGGAAGGTTATCCAGTACGTAATAAATGCCAGTTCTCTTGGTATTGTGACGGTAAGTCAGACGCACCGACAGACCAAGACGCGTGGCATAAAGCATCCTCGGTAGCATATGAGATGTATAATTATAATCGGTTCAGAGGTCTTACAGAAGGTGCTACACACTATCATACGCACTATGTTAATCCTCGTTGGAATCGTAATATGAAGTTGATTGGTACGATTGGCGACCATATCTTCTACTTGGAGAAAAGATAATGAATGATAATGAATATTGTGTAGAGAGTCCTTATAAGACATATGAAAGTTCAGAGAAGACTTATTGGAAAGAGTTCGAACTCGCTCACGTTAAGATGATTAACAATATCATAAAACGTGCGAAGAGACAACCATTCAAGGAAATGGTATCTACTGAGATACAATATGCTGTTGACAAGAAAGAACCGATTGGGTTATACTCATTCGAATGGAAATTTGTTGTCGACGTTTTAGCAG